GAGCGACTGGTTTGCATCCAGTAGGTCGTAGGTTCGATTCCTATCAGCTCCACCAGTTTTGTTTGCACCTATATACATATGTGACAATTATGTGACAAGAACGAGTAGGAGAAATCTGAATGTCATTCACGGATAGTCACCATACATTATAGGAGATAAAAATGCGATATTATGCATCATTGTCTGCCTTATACATAAAGATATTCGCAGACAAAACACATAAATTCATGAAGAGTGGAAGACTACCAAAGGTGATAAAAGCCGCTGGTATTTGTGAATAACCACTTGTGGAAAACTCATAGTCCTAGTAAAATAGGACTATGATTTAAAAACTAAATATTATTATTACATTATAGGAATATCATGGCAACAAATATTATTATGCACAAGAAGAAAGGAGTTTCTTCAGAAGTTATCAACGAGTCTTTCGTAAGACTACTCAAATATCGAATCGATATTGTCTCTAAAGATTTTAATAAGGTCAAATTCTTTTGTCTTACAGAAGAACCTGAAGGATTATTGGATTCAATAACACCTATACCTTATGAAGGAGAATATCCTACAGAGGACTGGCAGTTCCTACAACTGTTCAAATCACCACCTTATCAATCAGAACCATTGTTCGAAAAGAATGTCTTACTCAGTCCAAAACTTATTCCACTGGACTTATGTCAAAGTGCAATCCTAGGTAATATCCCTCTCAAAGGACACGTTAACGAATTACCTGCAGGACATGGAATGGACGTTGCAACCATGGAAACGGTACAAAATAAAGAATTACCCTTCGTTGAAATGCCAATGGCATGGTGGAATGACGAGGGAGAAACACAATACAAAGGTGAATGGTTCTTTGGTTGGATAGGTAAAGACATATCAGACCTCGCAGATAAAGACCCAAGTACATATGCTAATCCTTGGAAGTTTGTAGAAGATAACTTTAAAGGAGTCGTGTTACCCACCAAACTTGCACAATTCTCACCGTATTATCTAAACAATCAAGAGAAGAATGAAGACCTCGTACAACAATATGAGGAGAAAATCAGACCTTACTTCCCACAAGAATGGTATCCACCTATGGAAGAAGAGATGGAAGCTGCATTATTCTCATACGGTCACGAATGGAGAGACGTAACACCACAAGTGCGATTCATATATCTAGAGGGAGACGATGACCCTAAAACGGATATGTATGCACGATTATGGTTTCTCTAGACCGAAAAGGACACGTTGAATATGAGGGGTTTCTCACGGAAGAGGAATCTCTCTTTGTCGCATCTATCCTCAGACGAGACGAATCCAAGATACTAGGAATACCCAATTCATATCCCAAGACCATTTATACAGGACTGACACATCAATTTAACGTCTATAATTTCCTTACTCACCCCGACATACGCATACTGAATATACCCGATAGAATATTTAATTTACCATTGTTTGAACCAAGAAAAGACAACTGGTATGACGAATTATGGGTGCAATGTTGGGGAAATGTACTCCACCAAGGACAAGAAATAAAAGAACACGCACATGAATATCCCGAAGACCCCAATAGAAAAATATATGCGTGTAGTATATACCTTGACGGCGCCGACCCCTCTTATACGCATTGGGAAGACGGTAAACAACAAAACACTAGAGGTACACTACACATAGTCGGACGTGAACATAGACACCACGTCAAACGGAACATACACACCACGCCACGCATATCACTTGCATTTGATATATGGGAAGAAGACCCACACTATACAGAAGACACTAAAAGATTCCTGCATATTCGTAGAGACTCACAACGCTCGTCCGATAGACTTAGAAGAGAACAACACGAATATCCTAGACACTTACACGGCCACGGTAGGGTTACTGATAATGATATGAAGAAACTGAAAGATATATACGAGAAACAATATCCTGATGAAAAAGACACGTTTCAAGAGAATGTATTCTAAATACACTATATGCAACACCTCAAAGACATCAATATGGGTTATTTTACCCACCTCATACACGCATGGAGAATGAGTGCAATACTATTCATACATGGGTTAATACCTTGTATATGGGAGACAAAGGTAAGTGATGAGATACAAGATGCACATAATCGGTGTAAGAACTAGTCTAAGATACTGATAATACGTTACTTTAATATAATTCTGAGGGACTTCGTATGTCCTCGAATATAATTACACACTACGTCACACTATTACACACAAAATAATATAATTCTGAGAGATATATCTGAGGGTATAAAAAACGTGATTTGGTGGTGTTGTTCGGGGATACAAACACGAGTTTTAGTCGGGAGTCAAGCCCTCAGAGGCGATTTCAGATACCTGAGAGTGAGTCGTGGATAGGATGGGAGTTTGCGCCCGTGTATATGCGTAGTGAACACCTAGTGTTTCCTATGGTGGGTCTGTAATATAATGCTTGACAATGACTCTACTTTTTTCGTATACTAGCCCCATGATGAGAAATAAAGGAGAAGGAATATTCAGGTAATAACGTAACGGCTTAACTCATGTGTCGATAGAGATTCACCCCCCCGAAGGTAATATATGAAAGTGGTTCGCAACCCTACCTAGTCGGGGGGTTTTTTTATGGGCGTGTCGGAAACGCAGTGGCCATAAGGGTTTCAGAGGGGGTGGGTAGCCCTATATTATAACATATTTTCGAGCCATTGTCAAGCGCACTAAGTGTTTGCCCAGCCCTCCATTATACCATATTTTGTCAGCGTTGTCAAGCTCCTCGCCAACCCCTGCTGGCAAGGGGTTTCAGAGGTATCGAAAATGCTTGACAATGCCCCCAGTTTTATGGTAAGCTAGCTGCATAATGAGAATTGTAAATGGAATTCGTGGGAGTCTTGTCAGTGACGGGAGTCCTATCTCTATACCATTCAACAGTAAACAAATGCAACTCGCACTCAATAAGGACGTTGACCTGAACTGGGCGTGGGATTGCGTGTGTGATATATGCGTGAGTAATGGTTTCATAGACCCAAGAGGGAATATAAACATTGATTGCATAGTAGTGAATGGAAAGGATAGGGTTTTCCACTAGACGGACAGACCCACCTATGATATAATAGAAGTATTCACTGGGATTGACTAGAGTATAAGACCGTGGATTGCATGATTGATACCATTGAGGAATCGTGTGAGTTTTCTGATAAAAACATTAAGACTCTAGGGCTCTGATGCCGACAATCAGCAGGGCGGAATGAGAAGACCGCCCACCCCTTTTAGGGACTGCGAAAAACAGTATTATGGGACTCCTATGGTCTTTTGAGAATGACCTAGACCCCCACCCTAAAAGTTATTGGAGATTTATATTATTATGATTAAAAATTTTTTTCGGGGCAAATATGCGTAAAATACTAAAAAGGATACTGGACGAAAAACCTTGGAGTTCCTCTAGTGAGTTCTTTATACCATTTCATATGATTATGTGGATAACTATTATGTTATTCGCAATATGGCTGGAAGAGGTGGGTCAGGACGAAGAACCTATGTACTATGATTCACCTATTATTGAAACAGACACTGAGAGGTTAACCTAATGGGTATGTTTTATGGTTCTATGACTCATTCTTACAGTGGCAAGAAACGTAAGACGAATGCGTGGAGAAAGAAATCTGCACCCCGTAAGTGTCGTACGGAGTCTCTACGGGTTGAGTCGCACATAAAAGACCGTATAGACGAAATGAATGCACATAGGGAACGTTACCCCTCGTATGTGTCAAACGTGTCTCAGAATCGTTCTACGGGAGTCAGAGAGGACGATTCGTATAAGAAAGAGATAAGTAAACAATATACTGTTGCACCTGCATATAATAAAGGTGCGTATCAGGTGATTCCCAAGAAATGTATTAAGGATATAGGAAGATGATTGAACCGTTGATTTGGTTAGGTTTTATTACCGTGAGTATGTTAATTATTGCCATTATGTGGTATGACATGAGAATTAAATAATATGGCTAAGAGTGCTATGATGTCGCAGATAAAACGTGAGAAAGTTGCGTGGATTATCAAGTGGTGTGCAAGTATATTACTGGTATTGGGAATGTCCGTACGCAGTAGTGGTATACCTGAATTGCAGATATTGGATTTGTCCCTATCGTTTCTAGGTGTCACGGGTTGGTTAGTGGTGAGTATTATATGGGAAGACCGTGCATTGATATTATTAAATGCAGTGGGTTTTCTTATTTTACTCAGTGGATTAATTAAATACTTTTTTATCGCATAAATAATCGTATGTTAGAATTTATTTCAGACTTTTTAACCTTCCCATGGTGGGTTGTATCGAATTCGTTCATTTATATGTTCGGTATAATCATTTATTGGTCGATTGGTGCGTATGTGTGGTATTATAGGGACGAAATCATTGATTATTGGAAACCTAAACCCAAAAAGAATAAAACACATGATTATTATGACGATGATAACTATACGGGAGTGTAAATATGTCTGATACGTTAATTCTTATACATATTGGTTATATTGTTGCATTAGTGTACTTTGTTTTTCGCAGTGGATATAAATCAGGACGAAAAGCACTTTGTGAGGAGCTATTAGACGCAAAATTAGTTACTTCAAAGAAATTGATTGAACACTATGCACCGAAAGAAACAGAATAGGATTTTTTATTATGAGTAAACTCAATAACACCATTCTTGGTGTGAATATCTCGCATGACACATCTATTGCAGTCGTTAAAAACGGTGTACTCGTAGACGTGTTTGAAGAAGAACGTTGCAGACGTAAAAAGTATTGGTCACCCAAAGAAACCGAACAAACCCTACTCCAATCCATTGAACAGAAAATCAATGTCGATGCAATAGACGAAGTGGTGTTTGCAAGTTTCGATAGACGGGACTACACTTACAATGTCGATAAAGAATTGACCCAAGACCGAATTCGTACTCGTGAGTTCAAAGAGGACTTCTCACATAGACAATTAACAAGAGAGAAGTTAGAAAACCTTGCAGAGAAATGGGAAGAGTTTAATTTTGTCTTTTGTCCTAATTCAGGGGACGAAACGATTATGGACGACATTATCACCGAACAGTTAGGTTTACCTAGAGGTGAGTATCAGTATAATGTTGACCACCATATTCACCATGCGTATTGTGGATTGAATCTTGCACCTCATATGGACAATGCAATTATTATTGTCATGGACGGTGGTGGGTGTCGTAAGTTGTGGGATATGTATCCTACGCACCAAGAAATCGAAAGTATCTACTATGGATACAAAGACGAAGACGGAATGCATATTGAACCTCAGTATCAGAAACTTTCGAACCTCAGATTTATTCATGATATTTCAGAACAGTTTCCAAATGAGTTGAGTTCATTCTTGGAGTGTCCACTGAATGATAAAGTAACACTTGACGGAGTCGATTATGAATTGACCAGTTGGCCTTCTATGGGTATGAACTTCAGTAATGCTTCTCACGCACTGGGAACAGATAAGTTGGGTCGTGCTGCTGGTAAGGTCATGGGTATGGCAAGTTACGGTCACCACCAACCCCAAGTGTTCAATCGATTTAATATTGCACATGAATTAGAACTGGTCGCATATGATTACACGGTGGAACTCATTAAAAAGGCAATCGATTATAATCCCGACTGTAAGAATATTATTTTATCAGGTGGATATGCATTGAACTGTACAAACAATTATAAGTACTTGCAAAGATTTCCGAATCACCAAATATTTGTTGACCCGATTCCACATGACGGTGGAACTGCAGCTGGAGCTGCACTACAAATGTATCAACAAATGGTTGACGGAATAGAACCTGCATATTGTAAACCTAGTGTATGGAGTGAATCATGATTACAAGAATAGTACGAGACTTAGACGAGTGTTTAGACTTACTGATTGACGAAGAACAAATTGTTGCAATCTTTCAGGGTAAAGGAGAGTGGGGGCCGAGAGCATTAGGAAACCGTTCAATATTATTTGACCCAAGACATAAAGAAGCAAAACAAATTGTCAACAACGTAAAGAAGAGAGAACACTATCGACCATTTGCAGGAACCTGTTTAAAAGAACACGCACATGATTGGTTTCATATGTTGCAGTTAGAAGAATCACCATGGATGAGTTTTGCAATACAGGCAAAAGATATTGCGTACGAAAAGATTCCTACACTGGTTCATTCAGACGGAACGTGTCGTATTCAGACTGTTACCGAAGAACAGAATAAAAACTATTATAATTTAATTAAAGGTTTCTATGACCGAACAGGTGTACCCATGATTTTTAACACTTCATTTAATTTGGGTGGAGAAGCACTAGTCGAGACAATCGAAGATGCAATCGACACTTGTAATCGTTCAGAAATAAATTGGTTGTATGTTCCTGAAGACCAAAATATACATATACCTGAATATCTATTTAAAATTAAAAAATTAGAGGACGTAAATGTTAACCATAACGCCGAAGGCTGATAAATTTATTGCAGAGTCAGGAATTGACACGATTCGTTTTGGTGTTAGACCAAATAAAGGTTGTGCAGGTTATGAATATATTTGGGAGAAGGGAGAACCAGCAAAAACAGATTATCAGATAAGAGTAAATGGAAAGTACATTATTCTAATTTCAAAATACGATAAAAAATATCTAGACCAATGTGAGATAGACTTAATAGAAGTTGACGAAGGGATTGGTCAGAAAATACAATTTAATAATAGTAAAACCAAAGACGTTTGTGGTTGTGGTGAGTCACTTGATTTTCCTAAAGAGATTTATGAAGACCCTGCAGAAGTTTGGGAACCTAAAATGAATTTTAGATTCTTCCACGAATATAATAATCCATGGACAGAAGGTGAAGAAGAACAAACATTAAATTTTGGTGGTATAGATATAAGTCATCACCTTGACGATGCAATCACGATTAAACCTAAACCATCTGAAGTTAAAAAGTATGACCCTAGTTCTTCAAACGACTTATCAAAAAAATATAGGGATTGGAGAAAGTGAAAACTGCGAGTGCAAAAGCAAAAGGAAGAAAACTCCAACAGTGGTTTACTAAAGTTCTTATCGAAGGACTTAATTTAAACGAAGACGATTTAGAATCAAGACCTATGGGTTCTCAGGGTGAAGATATAATTATGGGACGTGAGTCAAGAGAACAGTTCCCCTACTCTATCGAATGCAAGAATCAAGAGGCAGTTAACGTTTGGAAAGCCTATGAACAAGCAGAATCCAACTGTAAAGGATATGAACCTTTAGTTGTAATCAAACGTAATAGAAGTAAACCTCTCGTGTTAGTTGATGCAGAACATTTCGTCAAATTGCACGAAAAACATAAATAGTAGAATGAAGTCCTTTAACGAGATAATTACAGAAGCAAAAGACGTTGCAAAACGAGAAGACCCGTACAGACTGGTCGTACTTGCTGAGCGTCCAAAGAAAATTTCCAAGACAGGAACTTCATTTAAACTCACGCAGAAAGCAGAGAAGTTAGGTATCACAACTTACAACTGTAGAATCAATGGTGCATTCATTCAGTTTGACGAAGACAAACAGATTGTTACAATTCACAACGAAGGTGACGAGAAAGGATTTGAAATGGACGAAGACACTATAGTGTTCATTCGTGGTGACGTTACTAGAAAAGATTCTTACATGGATTTGATTTCTCAGATTGAGAGATACGGTATTCCATGTAATAACACTAGGGAGTGTATTGAAGTGTGCTGTGATAAGTTCCGAACTTATCTCCGTCTACAGGAAATCGGAATGAACCAACCTCGTACAGTTTTGATTCCAAATGATTCACCCGAAGCTGTTGACGATGCTCACGAAGCACTCGATAACAAATTTCCAATGGTACTTAAAACACTTAGTGGTTCAAAAGGTGTTGGTGTGATTCTAATTGAAACCGAACGTTCACTACAATCTCAGGTCTCACTGATTTATAAGATTGACCCTTACACCGATATTCTATTACAAGAATATATTGAGTCTGATTATGACGTAAGGTGTGTAATCGTAAATCGTGAAATCGTTGGTGCAATGAAACGTAATAAAATTACAGACGACTTTAGAAGTAATGCATCACAAGGTGCAAAGGTTGAGTTGATTGAAATGACTGAACTGGAAAAAGAAGAATGTCTGAAGGCTGCAAAAGGTGTAAACGGTCAGTGGGTTGGTGTTGATTTTATTCCTGCAAAGAATCGTGTTAAACAATCACCTTATATTCTAGAGGTGAATCATAGTGCAGGAAGTAAAGCAATCTCAGAGGCAATCGAAGAGGACATTACTAAAATGGTTCTTAAACTTTATTTCGATAGAGAGATATGGAGAAAGGAACCTAAACAATGTGGAGTGTTAGAAACGTTTACAGTGGACGGACAAGAAATGACTGGGAAGTTAGATACTGGTAACTCAACTACAGTATGTTCACTTCACGCAGAAGACGTAAAGGTTCAGGGTAAATCTGTATCATGGACTTACAATGGTAAGAAACATACTAAACCATTACATAGAAAAGTTACACTAAAGAAACCTGCAGAGACAAGACCAGTTGTTTTGATTGACGTAGAATTCTTGAACACTACTTATAAAGATGTTGAAGTGTCACTAGACCAACGTATCGCAATTCCATTCCTAGTGAATCGTGATTTAATGGGACGTGCAAATGTCATGATTAACCCTCAACGAAAATTTATGTTGACAAATAAATCAGACGAAACTAACGAAAACTCTTGACAGTGACCTAGATTTTTATATATAATCTTTGTTATGAATAAAACTAGTACCCAAAAAATATCAATTCAAGAAAGAATGAGGTTAAAGGCTCTAAATGCCTTAGACCCTGTTGAACTTGAAATAGATAAAGTTATGGATAGGAAGAAGAATCCTTTTTCCATGTACAAGTATCTTCGACAATTAGGTTACAGTAGTCGTGTGGTTCAATACATGAAAGGTTGGACACATGATACGCAATATGAAATAAAGAATGAAGAAGGTTGTGAACAACTCGAAGAAGCATATTCATTTCTCAACAAGACTCAAAAGAAGTACGCACTTAAATTCCTAGACGGAATAGAAAAGGATATTGAAAAATATTGTGACGAATATAAACCAGTGCGTAAACCTAGAATCAAAACACCTGCACAAGTAGTAAAGAAAATTACTTACTTGGACGAATGGAAAAAATATAAATCAATAGACCCTGTAGAAATACCTCGTGCAAGAATGTTATTCACCTATAACACTTCAAGTAAAAAACTCACAAAGTTCGAAGGACATTTATCTGCAAGAGGTTCTCGCATTACTGGATATGACGAATGTGTAGAAAAGACCTTGACAGATTTGAAGTTACTTGATAGACTAGTAGAAGGTGGTAATATAATTGCTTCTAAATTTATGGACGAGATTCCAAGGTCTAAATTAAAAGAAGGAAACGATTTACCGACAAAAAATACATTATTGATAAAAGTGATTAAATGATACTAATAGATTTTACGCAGACCATAATTGCAGGTCTCATGGCACAATTAAAAATGAATGACGGTGAAGTATCGGAAGATTTACTTCGTCATATGATTCTCAACTCAGTAAGAAACTATCAGAAGAGATATGCACCTGAATATGGTGAAATAGTTTTATGTACTGATGCACCAAACACTTGGAGACGTGACTTTATGCCTCTGTATAAAGCAAATCGTAAGAAGACAAGAGATGCATCGGATTTAGATTGGGGTATGTTATTTCAAACACTCAATAAAGTAAAAGAAGAAATTAAAGAAAACTTTCCCTACAGATATATGAATGTAGAGAAGTGTGAAGCTGATGATATTATTGCGATACTTGTAAAACACGCAACAGAACCAGTAATGATTATCAGTGGAGACAAGGACTTTCAACAACTACACAAATATGATTATGTGAAACAGTGGAGTCCTAACCTAAATAAATTAATAACTTGTGAAGACCCCGATATGTTTTTAAAGGAACATATATTAACTGGGGACAAGTCAGATGGTATACCAAACATATTGTCTAATGATGATTGTTTTGCAGAAGGTATAAGACAAACACCTTTGAGAAAAGGTATCAAAGAATCTTATCTCAGAATGACCATTGAAAAGGACGATAAATACTATCGTAATTATTTAAGAAATCAAACTCTAATTGACCTAGAGTTTATCCCTAAAGATTTAGAGGATATAATTCTACAAGAGTATGAAAATGCAATACCTGTAAAAGGTAAAGTATTTGATTATCTAAGAACACATAGGTTAAACGAGTTATTAAATCATGTAGAGGACTTTACATTATGACAGAGAAAAAAAGAGGGAGAGGGAGACCAAAAGGAGCTCCTAATAAACCACTTATGGAATTAGTGACTGAAAGAAAGGAACTAATGAACAATGCAGATGTTTATGAGATATTTTGTCAAGCAAACATTGTTGCAGAAGAAACACCTGAACTTGCAGTGCAGGGTCTACAAGTATTCAATGAAAAGAATGGTGCAGTAAAACCAATTCTTCAATGGGTATTTGATAAGAACATTAATTCGACATTACCTGAAGGTAAAACACCTTATGGTAAAAACGAAGCACCTGCAACAGACCTTGCAGAAACTTCTTTAAGGTTCGAGTTCAAGTTGTTCAAGTATTTCGTTACAGAACAAATCCCTGTAGTTAAGAGGGAGAATATGTGGATAGGTATGTTAGAGGGTATTCCTCAAAAGGAAGCAGAACTAATTGACCTAGTAAAAGACGGTAAGTGGCCGTTCAAAAATATCACTAAAGAAATCGCTGTAAATGCGTTTTCAGACATTAACGTTTAATAAATACTTCTAGTGGGTCGAGACTATACATAGACAACTGGGTCTTTAGTTTTAAAGGTCAAATAACTTCAATAGTCGCATCCCGCTCCATGGAGTTGAGAGGATATAAAATATGGAAAACCATGACAACCAACCTACTGCGTTCGAGCAGGAACTTTCTGTTCCTGAACCTACAGAAATCGAACGAATTCAAAACAGAGTAAAAGATTTTAAAGTCGGACTGACTCCTGCGAGTGCAGAAGCAGTTGTCGCTTCTATGCAGATACTTTTGACGAAAGGTTTAATTAAACTAGAAGAACTAGATGCAATTATTTCTATTCGTGAAGAAGTTAACAAAGGACTTATAGATTATCAAACTACAGTTACGAATGCACAAAAGGACATGGAGATTGCACAACAGAATTTATTGATTCAACAAGAACAAGAAAGACAACAAGTCCTCGCAGAAAAAGATACTCAGATTGAAGACGAAAGATTATTGAGAAAGAGAACTGAAGATAATCTACAACACCAAATGAATAGAGCTGCACAAATGGAAGCAGTTCTTAAATCACATGGTATCAATATCGACTTAGACGGAGACGGGATTGTTGGACTGAAAGAAGGTCAGACAAGAGATACACTAAGTGCATCAGAACAAGCAGAAGTGAACAGACTTATGCAGGAATCTAGAGAGGCAGTTGGTTGGGATGCAAACGGTTCACCAGTAGAAGAAAAACCAAAAGGTGACGTAAGTGGTGCATTCAAACTTGCGAGAATGATGAATCCAGTTGACGAAATCGATGAAGGTTCGAATGGTATTAAAGAAGAAGACTTTCCAAAAGTTGTAACCCATGACGAAGAACTTCAGAAAAAAATTGACGAAACTAAGAAGTCATTCAAAGAATGGGAAGAAGAGAATTATATTCCCGTCCCTGAAAAAGAAGAAGATATTCCACCACAAGTTGCAGGTGGGTTAATCTCAGGAACAGACACTGAATCATTCTTAGAAGAAGTTGATAGAGTTGCAGAAGTTGAAGAGATTGACAACATGACTGAAGAAGAGGAACAAGAGAAGTTCGAAGAAGAGTGGGAAGAACCTACACTTGATATTGGTTATGATAAATCTGAACCAACCATTGAAGAAATGGAAGGAGTAGAAAAGGTTGAAAGTTCTGCACCAGTAATTACATCTTCTAATGCACCTAGTGTAACTAAGGAACATCTTGCAGACGGTGTATTCATAGAAAGAGAAAACATTAAATCCTTCGCTGAAGAAGAAGACCTACAACAAGAAGAAGAATTCGAAGAAGTTGTTATTCCTAATAGACAAGATTTAGAAAAAATGACTAAGAAGGAAATTCTACAATCTGCATCTAATTTATCTTTTGAGGTTGACAGTAAATTAACTAAACCTAGAATGATTGATACATTCGAAACACAAGCAAATGCACTCATTGAAGAGTTGACAGGTGAAGATGACTTTGTATCTGCGACAGAGGAACAAATAGATGGTGATGACGATAGGAGAGACGGCGGGTACTTTTAAATCCGTAGTAAGACCTTTACGATTAGACGAAGTAGCTTACAATCTCAAAGATTTCTTTTACGGAACTGAACATACAGTTCTTCGTTTTGATTTACCCCAAGACCATACACTAAGAATAGGTTCTCACTATAACGGTGAGACCGTATTCTATTCCGAAAAAAATGGTTCAATAAAATTCAGTTCCTTTGGTGACGAAAATACACAAGGTGAACTAACCTGTTTTCTTTGGAAACCAAAAGGTGACCCAAGGTCTAATATGTTGGACGTGAATGACGATGCACAATTCGTCTGTATACCAAAAGACCAAACTGAGTTTAAAGAAGGTGACGAAATAGTTTATACCTATGTAAAGGAAACAGAGACTGAGGAACGTCATATCAGAGTTGACCATGTCTCGTAATATTCCAATAGTTGCAGTTGACCAATACGACTTCTTAGAACATAGAAAAGAACAGGAAAAGAAACACTGGTCAAAGAAAGAAAAACTCAAACCCTTAGACTCGATTCTTACAGTCGAGGTTAACACTACAGAGTTATGTAACAGGACGTGTGTGTTTTGTCCAAGACATGACCCTGCAGTTTTTCCTAATAGGAATTTACACTTAACAGTTTTAGGTGCAGAAAGAATTGCAGAACAGTTAGGGGAAGTTGGATACGATGGTAAAATATCTTTTAGTGGATTTGGAGAGAATCTACTCAATCCTAAGTTCCCTGAGATTATAAAGGCATTTAGATTTGAATTACCACAAGCAACCATTGAGTGTAATACTAACGGAGATAAGTTAGACGAAGATTATGTTGTTAAATTGTATCGTGCAGGATTAGATTTGTTGTATATAAATTTGTATGATGGTATCGAACAAATGGAACACTTCGACACTATAATGGCAAATGCGAGGATTAGAGAAGATAGTTACAAGTATCGAATGCACTGGGGTGACTTCGAGAAACATGGATTGATTTTAAATAATAGGAGTGGTGTCATTGATTGGGTCGGTGTTGAAGAAACTGATATTACTAGTCTTAGGGGTAAGCCTTGCCATTATCCCTTCTACAAAATGTTTGTCGATTGGAACGGAGACGTATTATTCTGTTCTAATGACTGGGGAAGAGAACACGTTGTTGGAAACTTACTGCAACAATCCCTACATGACGTTTGGTTTAGTAAACCTATGGCAAAGATACGAAAAAAACTTATGCGAGGAGACCGTAGTCATTCACCGTGTAATAAGTGTAGTGTAGACGGTTCACTATTTGGAAAACCGTCTTTTGATATAGTTAAGGAATATTATGAAAGTAGCAATAACAGGAAGTAGTGGTCTTGCAAAGAATATAAAAGATACACTAGAAGCAAGTCCATATCAAGGAAACTCTATTGAAGTGTTTCCAAGTCGTATAGAAGATATTATAGTCAACGACTTAAACTGGTGGATGTGGGATAAGGTTGACGTGTTGATTAATTTTGCACATCAGGACTTTGACCAAACAAAGATTTTAGAAATAGGTCACCGTGCGTGGAAACATGATAGTAGTAAAATGATAATAAATTTTTCTAGTCGTGCAAGTCAACCAAACATATCTAAGGGACACCTCTACGGGTCTCAGAAGTCCTCTCTAAACCATTTATCTAATAACTTGACCTACAACTCAGATAAACAATATAAACTCACTACAATCAATCTAGGACTCATAGAACACGAAGATTTACCTAGTCTTTCATGGCAAAGTATATCGGGTGTAGTTCATTATCTAATTACCAGTTATCCTGATATAGAAATTCCTGAATTAACGATTCAAGCATTTGCAAACTACCAAGAAGTGCAAAGTGACAAAGAATCTTTAAAAGACATAGAAAGATTTACTAAATAATAGTATGAGTATAGAATACAACGATTTCGGTTTTACAGCTATGGATGCAGAGGAACTTGCAACCGTAGATACAAAGATTGTAGAGAAGACTACTACTGCAACAGAAGTAATAGAGAAACTCGATAATTTCGTAAGACCACTGTTAGAGAATCTTGCAAAAGATTCAGACAAAGATTATATCTACTGGCCTAACAGAGTAGATATTATAAACAAAAAACTCAGAGAATTAGACGAAATTCAAAAAAACGTCTAGACGATTCCTGAGTTACTTGTTATAATAGTATTTTAAACCGTTCGAAAGGGAGAGATACCCTGTAGAACATAAATTTGGAGAGATACCATGACATATATGAAAGACGCTATCAGCGTAGACATTAATGCCTTCACGGCATTCACAGAAGACCACCTCAACACTTACAAATCATTGATTGTGCATAAAGCACACCCTTGGTTGTTTGGTGAGGATTTATTACCTGCACTAAAAGTTGCTTCCACAGAAGCGATTGTTAATGTTTCTGATATTAATTATCAAGAAATTTTAACTGGACAAACTGTAAGAGTAGGTGGAAAGAACCCTAAGTTTAAACAAATATCTCAGGATATTTTGAACTTTGGATTCAAATTAACTAATCCTGCAATCTGTTTATTCAGAAAACCCGATGGAAGTTTAATTCTTATTAATGGAAGAACTAGATTTGAAATCTTAGTTCATCAATTAAAATTCACAAATGTAATCTGTATTATCTTTGAAGGTAGAGACGGATTTACTGAAGACCAAATAGAAAACGATTGTAGTCAGTTCGGACTACTTTCAAACTCTTATTCAGACCCTGCAGGTGACCTTCAGATAGAAGACGTTTATCGTGAAGTTCAACTTGCAATCAAGAATGGGTGGATTGAAGATACTATTCAGGACATTACTGAAAGAGTTAATAGAGTTTGTGGTAAAGGTTGTTTTGCACCAAGTAAAAAAGATGAACTAGTGTATAGAATACTTAACACTCACAACCCAAACTTTATTGTCAGGTCTTGGACTGGAAAAGGTTCTGCACAACAATGGATGAAGGAAAACGGGTACAAAAATATTAAACCTCAATATCAAAATGACGACAAAGGAAAAAAAGTTTGTGTTAAGAGAGGAATAATGTATCTAGTCGTTTCTTCTTCAATGGGTTCAAAAACCATTATTGAAGCAGCTTCAACTGCAAGAGAAAATCCTGATTACGATATTAGAATAGTTATTCACACTGGAACACTTACTGGATTTGATTTGGAAAAGTGTTGGGAAGACAGAGTCATAGGATTCAGAGACTTCTACGATTCATCTTTAGATGAGGTAAGTTTCGGATTCTTTAACGATACCAAATATACAAAATCACCAATATCATTATTTGGTGCAGTACCTTCAGTTGGTACTTATTTTGTGGAAGACCCTAAGTGCAAAAAGTTAGTTAGGTTCGTTCCAAAAACTTTAATGAACGACATGAAGGGATTGGAAATCTAATGAATGAGTGGGACAATCTTTGGGAGAAGGAATATAGACTTCCGTTCTCCACAACCTTTGGTCGTACATTTCCTAATGGATATACTGAAGGATTTGTATACGATTGGTTAAGTGGTTTATCACTAGGTGGTGATATACTCGAAGTGGGGTGTGGTAACGCATCCCTTGTCCCATTTCTTTTAGATAATAAAATAGGTGAAAGTTATACAGGAGTCGATTCTGCAAAAGTACACTTGTCTTCTGATGTTTCAAAGAGAATAAAAAATCACAATCTAGACATTATACTTCACAAACAAACACCCTTGGAAAACACTTCCTTTATTGGAAGGTTTGACCATGTTGTTTCGATATATGGAATTGAATACACACATATGTTTAGAACTTTACCTATGGTTTACGAGTCTCTCAAAAAGGACGGACACATACACTTCATGATGCACAACAGTGAATCAAGTATGACTGCATTTGGGAAATCACAACTTCGCACTCATTACACTATGGAGTTCGATTCAACAGGAGACTTGATAGAAGATTTCAGAACTGAAAAGATTCGACACAAACAACAAGTAGAATCTTCAATGGACGAAAAGGAGATTGAAGTGTTCAAGTGTAACTTAGAACAAACAGGTTTTGTAAATATAAAGATTACCGAACAAACAAGAAAACTCGCATGGTTAGTTTCTGCAAAAAGGGGTTGACTATGGGGTGCATTTTTTCGTATACTGAATCTACTTTAATATAAGGAGAATGTTATGAAAGCAGGAGAATACTATGCAGAAGACCCGAAGGTCATGCAAGTGGTTCGACTAGGTCAAGAACTTATATCTGCGTGTGAGAACGGTGAGTTATTTCCAGGCAACGATGACGAATCGTATGAACTATGGAATGCAGCTGTCACTGCAGGTAATAGAATGACCACATATGGTATGGTTTGGAGTAACTTCAAATCTTTAGAACAACTAGACAAGATTCAGAAGAAGGCAGTTATGCATTATCTGAACAACAAAAAGAAATGAGATTATTAGAAGTAAGTTATGGTGATGTTCGCATATTCAGTGAAAGAACATTTGGTTACAAAAGATATATCGTAGAATGGAAAGACCACACTGAGATTTTCAGTGGTTTATGGTATAAGTTAGACAAGGTCAAAGAGTTAGTGGAGGCAAGATTACATGAGAATGAGGCATGATGACGAGTTAAAACTTGCAATTATTGGTTTTATTTTAGTCGCTTTTTACGCAATTTTTGTATTATAAAGCTTGACAATGGGTACACTTTTTTGTTAGCCTTATAATATGAATGAGGAGAAATCTATGAAAAAAGAACTTAATGAACTATGTCAAAACCTTTGTGACGACTTACTGTCTGAACATTTAAAACAATACCCGAATCTTACGGAGTATTCTTACACTTACAAAGTTGCTCGTAAGTACATTAAAATTATCATGAATAGTGGAAACCAACGTTCTGTTTGGGGTTTCATTAATCGTTTCGAATTTCAAAAAGGAAATACTGGTATCACTTTCAAAGAAGGTGATGTTCTCAAAGCAGCTGGTTGGGCAACCCCAGCATTAAATGCTCCAAGGGGCAATCTCTTCAAGGGATATGCAATCCATGGAATGAGAAAGTACGGGCCTGATTATCTTATATAATCAGTGCTTGACAATGGGTATACTTTTTTAGTATACTGGAAGAGTAGAAAAATAACTTGGAGATAATATGTTAACAAAATATGGTAAAGAAAACGAGTCAAACGTTTCAGTTTTAATCACAACTCAGTATCGTGAGAACTATGCAGCTCACAATGAGGATTATAAACATGGTGTTGACGAACCATATTGGAAGTTCAAGGGTGGTTCTCAATATGTCATAGAAAATGTAAATCTCTATGATACAGAAGGCCCTACTTTTGATGAAATCATTAAAATGGTGGAACCTATTACTACTTATTCTAATGAAGGTTCAGAGGAGTATGTTATTTCTAAAGAACTTTTTGATGATACTGAATCATTGAAACTCTATCTAACAGAGTGGGAATCACCAACTTACATTAAGATTATTGGTACTGGTTTTATTACCAGTAAGTTCGAGGACAACGAAGGTGAGTATGGATACATGAACTACAACATAAAGTCTATTCAGAAGACATGGTTACATGACAAGACTGGTAAGATAACCAAGTATTCACCAACTTACACTATGAAGTGTGGTGCGAAATTTAACAACGATAAAGATGTAATGGATTATATTAAAGGCAAGGAGGCCGCATGAATATAAATGAAATGAATAAAAAGATTGACGAGTTAGATAACAAATCTTGGGATATGGATTTGGTTATTGGAAAGGTCAATGACAAAACTAAGGAAATCAAGTATAATGATGTTCCTAGTAATATCTACATGGCAGTAGAAAATCTTGCAGAAGAAAACGGTATTAACATGGAAGACTTGGAATGGAAAATCAAAGAAGTCCGTGAGTGTGTAAACAAATTGGAATCTGCAATTTACGATTTAGTTGAACCCTTCGAAGAAAAGAAAAGGGACTTCGACAATGAGAAAGAAGAACTAGAATGCGACTTAGAGGAGTTAAGATATGCTAGTTGATGCAATACCATTTATGAATGGTATACAGAAAAAATATAAGTTTGAGAACGGTTATGGTGCAAGTGTAGTGTGTCATGACGGTTCATACGGTGGGCCTTATAAACACGATTGCGAGAACCTTTGGGAGATTGCAGTTCTTGATAATAATGGAGACATTACTTATCACACACCTGTTACACAAGATGTCATTGGACATCAAACAGAAGAGGACGTGGAAAAGGTCTTAAAAGAAATAAGTGAACTGTTACCTATTTCCGAATACCAACTAGAATTGGAATTTGGAGAAGAACATCAGTCACAATGTGATGAGGGATTATTATGACAACGCATTATGAAATCTTGTCTAAGACAAGTGGTGGAAAACTTACACCTGAAGAAGTTTACAATCTAGAAAAGTATGGTGTTAAACACCCAAGGGAATTTGCACCTGAAGAAGAAATAACACTAAAAGAAAACGAGTGTATTTGTGGAACGATTAATTGTGATACAGAATACTCTTGTTATACATCGGGGTACTAAAATGAAACTTTTACTAATAAAAATTTTTATGGGAGTGATGATAATCGATGAATTTATTATTCTCGGTTTAATCGCAATGGGATTATTATGAAATCTAAGTTTATCTATTTTATCCTAGGTGCATTCTTAGGATTTTTAACAGGTATGTTATCAATGCAGGTAAACGCATCAGATGAAAATGGTGATGCAGTTTGTCTTGCAAAAAACATTTACTTTGAAGCAGGTAATCAACCTCTCGCAGGTAAAGTCGCAGTTGCACAAGTAGTGTTAAACAGAATGGAACATAGTTCCTATCCAAAAGATGTTTGTGGTGTAGTGTATCAGGCAAAATGGATTGAGAATTGGAGAGGTAATATGGTTCCAGCCAGAAACCAGTGTCAATTCAGTTGGTTTTGTGATGGTAAATCAGACGAACCTTTAGATACGGATACTTTCTTTGATTCTTATGTAATTGCATCAGATGTTCTTATGGGTAAGTATCCTGATATTACAGAAGGTGCGACACATTACCATGCGACAAGTGTATTACCATATTGGGCAGACTCACTCAATGAGACTGTAGTTATTAACGAACATATATTTTATAAATGATTGAACTTGCAAAATTGCAAAACGGTGAATTAGTGTATGGACTTTATGAAGAGGTCGAAGATTACGCATATGAAAATGACACTTGCGTAGATAGATACCTTGACCACGTTGCACCATTCGTTGTACAAAAGAATTTCACTTATGTGGGAAAACAAATGGGTGACCCTTACTCAGTTTCCGTTCCATGGAATTACGAAAAAGGGGTTGCCGATGTTACAGATAAATGGTAGAATAGAACTATGAATTTATTTTATTTACACAATGACCCAGTAGTATCTGCAGAAATGCATTGCGATAAACACGTTGTCAAAATGATTATCGAGTATGCACAAATGTTATCTACTGCACATAGAATACTGGATGGTAAAGAATATATCAGTCAAACTTTAGGTGGTCGTAGAATCAAAAGGTGGAAATTAGAAGATTACACTATGGAAGATATGTTATACAAAGCTTCTCATATCAATCACCCTTCTACTCAATGGGTTCGTGAGAATGCAATTCAGTATCAGTATGCATATGATATGTTTACTGCATTATGTGACGAATACACTTATCGTTATGGAAAGATTCATTTGACTGATTCAAAACTCAGATATTCACTAGACCAATTACCTAAGAATATTACACTAGGTGAATGGAGTGAACCACCTCAGTGTATGCCTGCAGACGTAAAAGTCCAAGGAGACAGTATAAATGCATACCATAAATACTATGCAATCTACAAGAAAGATTTTGCGAAATGGACTGGAAGACCCGTCCCTAACTTTATGACAGCATATGCCTAGATACGATTTTTATAATGAAGAGACTGGTGAACTGGTTGAATACACAATGTCATGGCGAGACCTTGACGATTTCAAACTAAACAATCCCCATCTTAAACAACAAGTTTCTGCACCAAAAATTGTGGGTGGTGTTGGTGACCGTGTCAAAACAGATGCAGGATTTAAAGAAGTGTTATCTAACGTGGGTAAAGCATATCCAGGCTCTGAAGTGGACAAAAGATATAACGGTGTTGATATAAAGAAACAGAAAAGTATTGACGTGATTAAAAAACATATGGACATACAGTCCAAGGGAAAGAAATGAATCTCTCAATAAATGATTTAGAAAAACTTCAAGAATCTATGACTCGTGTTTCTGAAGACGGTAAAAGATATTATCAAACACCCGAAGGTAATAAGTATCCAAGTGTAACTACAGTTACAAGTCTACTCACTAAAGACCACATTAAGTTGTGGAGAAAACGAGTTGGTGAGGAAAAAGCAAATAAGATTTCTGCAGGTGCAGCTAAACGTGGTACAAGAATGCACAATATATTTGAAACATATCTTCGTGGAGAAGAACCAGTATTCTTTGATAACATTATGGAATCTTCAATGTTTGAAGCAGTTGTACCCGTACTTGACAGTATTCTTCCTATCGCTCTTGAAGCAGGTATGTACAGTGATTCGTTAGAAATGGCAGGACAAGTTGATTGTGTTGGTATATGGGACGATGAACTTTGTATTATAGATTTCAAGACTAGTGCAAAACACAAAGAGGAATATATGGCAGAACCATGGTTCCACCAAATGACTGCATATGCAATTATGGTCGAAGAACTTACAGGTGAAGTTATAGACCAAATCATAGCAGTAGTTGCTGTTGACGGTGGTTTTTGTCAAGTGTTTGGAGCAGACCCTAGAGAGTATGTCGATAAACTTTATGGTCTAAGACAACAATATCGTAATTTACATGGAGTTTAAATGATTACTAAAAAAGAATTTACAGAACAAGTAGAAAAGGTTTTACTTAAATCAAAAACAGATGTCATGGATGCAATTATATCTGTATGCGAGAAAAACAATTTAGAACCTGAGTCTGCAAAGAGATTTATTTCACAACCACTAAAAGAAAAACTAGAAGCAGAAGCGACTGGTCTTAATATGGTAAATCGTGGTAAAATAAGTAAATCGAATTTAACTAGTTTTTTCGAATAGGAGTATATTATGGAAAAAGGTGACGTAGTAACAGTTGTTGCAATCAGTGGAGAGTATGTTGGTAAACTAGTCTCTATGGAAGATGCAACTGTAGAACTTGAAAACCCAAGAATGATTCTTTCAAATCCCCAAGACGGTTCTATGGGATTTGCAAAAGGATTAGCCGCAACTGGTGAAGAGAGTCCAACTAGTGCAGTGTTTCAACAGGTAGTGTTTGTTGTTCCTTCAAATGAGAAGGTTGCAAATGCACACTTAGAAGCAACTAGTGGTCTTACACTGGTGAAAGGGTAATGACAAGTCGTGATGGATATGATGCATATACTTTATACCTTGGTATAAAACTTCACTTCCATTCCGACTCATATGACTTTATAAAATATAATGGTAAAGTCAAATCAGATATAAACTCTTTTCTAAAAAGAAAAGACAAATATCATTTTGGTAAGTTGTTTAAAAAGTATAAACAAGACCTGCAAGATTTTTATGTTGCAAACTTATCACACAAAGATTATTGGGCAGGTGACCTGTTAGATGAAGAGTGTGATAAGAGATACAAAGAGTGGAAGAAAAGGAATCAGAAACTTACATATATGTTTGAGACTGAAGTGTCCGACCTACTGAGAAAGAAACATATCAACAAAGTGTTGGAGTGTAAAAATGGTCAACACCCTATTCTTCTCAAACAGTATCTTGCGAAAAAGATTTCGTTAGAGACACTTTGTATCATGGACGATATTATTAATATGTGTGACCAAGAATGGAAACCACTAATATCGGAACAGATAGTTTATCCTGAAGTGCATAGGTTAATTAAAAAGTATAAAACATTTTTAACTTATGATTACCAAAAGTTTAGAACTACACTTATAGATTTATGTTAGAAGAAGTAACTATCCTAGGAAACGGCCCAAGTAGATTAGGATTTGAATTTAATACAGACCACCCTGTTTGGGGTTGTAATGCAATTTACAGAGATACAGATGAATGCGATTTAGTTTTTGCAGTTGATATGCCTGTACAAAAAGAGATAGTCGAATCAGGATACTACAGAGACAATAAGGTTGCATTCGCAGACATAGACCCATTACCTTTAGAACTAATAGATATGTTTACAGGTGATTTTAACAACCCTGTAATCAGTATAAAGGAAGACGACTCACATTTTATCATTCAAGGAAATGATAGTAGAACAGATTTTTTGGGATTGAAGAATCCACATTTAATAACAACATACAACGAACCAAGATTAAAAAACTTGATGACGGGAATGTCTGCATTAGGATATGCAATGACACTAGGTGTAAAAACTATCAATTTGATTGGGTTCGATGGATTAGAATTTGAAGGGGAACCTTCAAATATTTACGAAGGTAGTGATAACTATCCGACTAAATATACAACTGAGGACGCTGTTCTACAAGTTCAACGTTCTCAGTTCATAGCACTATTAGAATGGTTCTATGGAAAAGGTTCATTATATTGGAAAAACCCTCTAGACAAAGAGGACGAAATCAAGTATAATGAATTATCTTATTATGAAAGTAGTGAGAGGTGGATTCTAGGCGAAGGTCTAGAGTCTTGATACAATGCTAATACAATGCGATATAATTGTTAATAAAATAGGAGAATACAATGTCGAGTAGTTTAGATAAACTAAGAGCAGCTATGGAATCTGCTTCACCTTCTGAAGGTGCAAAAAAGTCCTATTCAGACGACACAATGTGGAAACCTGAACTAGATAAAACTGGTAATGGTTACGCAGTGATTCGTTTCTTACCAACCCCTGATGGAGAAGAGATGCCTTGGGTATCATACTTCGACCATGGTTTTCAAGGCCCTGGCGGGTGGTACATTGAGAAGTCTTTAACGACTCTTAATAAGAAAGACCCTGTAAGTGAATACAACACTTCGTTGTGGAATACTGGGATTGAAGCAAATAAAGAAATTGCGAGGAAACAAAAACGCAGACTGCATTATGTTTCTAACGTATATGTTGTTTCAGACCCTAAAAATCCTGATAACGAAGGGAAAGTGTTTAAATACAGATACGGTAAAAAAATCTTTGAGGCACTTAAAGAAGCAATCTCACCTGCATTTGAAGATGAGAAAGCAATTAATCCTTTCGACCTCAGAGACGAAGGTGCAAACTTCAAAATCAAAATTAGAAAAGTTGATGGTTATTGGAACTACGACAAATCTGAGTTTGATGCGACTGCACCATTGTTCGATAATGAAGAACAAATAAACTCAGTGTTTAGTCAAGTTCATTCTTTATCAGCCGTTATCGCACCCGAAGAGTTCAAGTCTTACGAAGAACTCAAAGAGAAACTTGAAAGAGTTCTCGGTACAGTAGGGTCAACCTCAACTGCTGAATCAGTTGCAGAAGACTTAGAAGAAGTTCCATGGTCTAATGTAAACACTGCTTCAACAGCGAGTGAACCAGTAATCGAATCTGCAGAGGTATCTGCAGGAGTATCTGCTTCTTCTGAAGACGATGCAATGGATTACTTCAAGAAGTTAGCACAAGACTAATTTCTGTTTGGGGTGCATAGGTTTATATCATGAGTATAATTGACGAGTCTATGCATTCACTGAGACCGTGGAAAAAGAACGTGGGGGTACTCAGTAAGGGTAAGGTTGACAGCAAAAAAGCGGGTCAATCGGTGCAGAGCGGGAAGCTGTAAGGCGAGGGGCGACTGACACACCTTTTAGGTTTATTATGAAAAGTGAATATTACAAAAACGTTTTACCTTGGAATGAAAATGAAAGGGTTATCGACCAGTTCGGTTGGAACCCACAATCAGTTATCACTCCTACAAAATCATCTAAGAACAACTGGGACGATGCATATCTAACTGCATACGAAGAGAAGAGAGGAGTTTGTCCACGTCTTCCTAACGGTTTAATGATGTCTGAATTCCACGCAGGATTGTGTGAGAACATTGTTCATTATTGGAGTATGGTGGGTGATACAATCGTTGACCCATTTGCAGGAAGAATGACTCGTGCATTTGTATCTGCAAGTTTAGGGAGAAACTATTATGGGTATGACGTATCTCCTGAAACAGTAGGAAAAGTTAGAGAGGAAATGGGAAGACATTCCTTTGACGGTCATTACGATATTATAGAAAGTGACGGTTGTGAAATGTCTCATACAGATGACGAATGTGCAAACTTAGTTATGACTTGTCCACCTTACGGTGATATAGAAAGATACGAAAGTGCAGAGGGTCAATTATCAGACCTAAGAAAGTATGAAGACTTTTGTGAGAGGATACAAGTTTGTGGAGACAACATAGAAAGAGTTTTAAAACCAGGCGGATTTTGTGTTTGGGTATGTGGTGATTGGAGAAGAGACGGAGAGTACAAACCTTTTCATTCAGACACGATAAATATGTTCACTAAATCAGGACTCAAATTACATGATATAATTGTAATGAAGAATGATACTATATTTGCAGCTCTACAAGCAGGTAAATGTGCGAGTAAAAGATATACTGCAAAAGTTCATGAGTTCATTTTAGTGTTTAGAAAAGAAGGGGAACTAGAATATAGTTCAGATAAAATTAAAAATAAAGAGGAATCTCTAGAGAAGTTTTTTGCATAATGCCTAGTGTAACACCAAGATTTAATCATAAAAAGAAACAGACAGAATCGTTTGACCAAATGCTTAGACGATTTAAAAAACAATGTGACAACGCAGGTATTGTTCAGGAAGTTAGAGATAGACAATACTATATTAAACCTAACGAAAAGAAACATAAGAAGAACCAACAACAAACACGAAGAAATAAACTTGATGCAATCAAAAGAGAAAATCAAGGTCGTCCAAAACGATGGATATAAATTATGACACAATGGCACGGTGGAAAGGGTTCACGGAGACGGAACTCAAACGAAGACAAATATGCAGATGAGTGGGAACGCATCTTCGGTAAACCTCAGCCTAAAATAAAAGAACATAAGAAAACCCCTAGACATGGACTTACCAAAGTTCATAAAGACAAAACCAAATACGACAGGAAAAAAGGATATGAAAAAGAGTAATAAATACTCTTATGTCGTACAAAGGTAGATTCCGTCCAAAAAACAGTAAGAAGTATAAAGGAGACCCCACTAAGGTCTTCTATCGTTCTCTATGGGAACGTAGGTTTATGCATTATTGTGACACTACACCTTCTATTCTAGAATGGAATAGTGAAGAGATTATTATCCCATACGTTTCCCCTTTAGACAATAAAATACACCGATACTTCCCTGACTTCTATATCAAAGTAAGAAACGTATCAGGTAAGGTCAGACATGAAATCATTGAAGTTAAACCTAAACGACAATGTCAACCACCCAAGAAACCCAAAAGACAAACTCAAAAGTATCTAAGAGAGGTTGCAACCTACGGAGTAAATCAAGCAAAATTCAAAGCTGCAGAAGAATACTGTAAAAATAGAAAATATAATTTTAGGATATTAACCGAAGAACATCTAACTTAGTTATAAATAGTAATATGTCCAACATATTTGAAGATTTAACTAAACTAAAACCACAAGAGTATGCAAGAGAAAGTCAACTCGCACTAGAATGGTTTAGAACAAATATCAGAAGAATCTTTGATAGAAGGATGAATGAAAAGGTTTACTTTGATGGAACTAAGGTAGGAACCATAGTAGAAGGAAATATGTATATGATGTTCTATGATGCAAAGTGGAAAAGAACACTTCCATGGTATGATAGATTTCCTTTAATAATTCCTTTTGATAAAAGGGCAGTTGATGACGGATTTTTAGCAATTAACCTACATTACATTCCACCAATGGCAAGACAAGGATTACTTGAAGAGTTATATAAGTATCCAACTGAAGAAGGAGTAATGATAGATTACCAATACTTTAAAGCAGTTCCTGCTTTACGTTCTGCAATGCCATGTGTAAAAAGGTATCTTTATAGTAATATTAGAAGAGCACCATTACAGGTACAAAAGGAATATTGGGACGTAGCTTCAATGTTACCAACTGCAGATTTTGGTAAGGTTAACACAAATACAGTATATGCAAATTCTAGGAAACAAATATGAGTAGTATAGACGAATTAAAATATAATTTTGACTCAGGTGCGAGAGGAAACAGGTTTGACGTTAATTTCTTTTTGCCTGGTGCATACTTTGGTAAAACAAAACAAACCATAGAAGCAAAAACAGACGAAACTACAGGTGAGTCATATAAAGCTGTAGATGAAATGGTTACCTCGCCAGGAAGGGTTATGGGTCTAAGAGTAGAATCCTGTTCACTGCCTGGAAGAAGTATAGGAACTACAGGTTGGTCTGAACAGGGAATGGAAAGACAAATGCCTGACGGAACAGTTAACGATGGTGGAACAATAGACTTTACCTTTATATGTGACCAAAGTTTTGCAGATAGATTAATTATAGAAGCATGGCAACAAGTAATATTTACAGCAGGAAATAATAAACAGGCAGTTCCTGCTCAAGAAGCTACAGATGCTGCTGAGGCTCAAGATGCAATAGATGGAAGTATCAAGGGAACTAATTTTATGCCTCAAATGGCATTTTATAAAGATTATATTGGTCGAGTTCAAATAATACAACATAGAACTGATAGAAAAGATTCAGAAGATACAAAAAGAAATGCATTAGAGTACACGTTGCATGAAGCGTATCCAGTTAGTTTTAGTGAAATGGGATTATCTCAGGATGCAAATGGTATAATGAGGTTTTCTTGTACCCTCGCATACAGGTATTGGGAATCAAAATATATCCCAGCACCTAAAAGAAGTCTTCTAAATAAAGGAAGAGGTTTATTAGATGCACTACTTGGTGGTAGTAATCTATTAAGTAGGTTTGGTAAAGAAGGAAAACTTCGAGACAGATTAACAAACCTTGATAACAGAGCCACAGAGATTAGAAATCTTTTTGGTTAATTACAATATGGAGTAAATTATGGGATTACCAATCCAAAAAGCACCTAAACATAAGTGCAAACTTAGTGATGGAACGGAAGTAACATTCCGACCATTTCTAGTCAAGGAACAAAAATACTTGTTACTTGCGAAAGAAGGAAAGAGTGCTGAAGAAGTTCTTTTAGCTATTAGAAACTTGATAACAAGTATTACTGAAGAAAAAGTTAATGCTTTCAAATTACCAATGTTTGATTTGGAATATTTGTTTTTAAAAGCTAGAGCTAAATCAGTTGGTGAAACGTCAGATATGATGTTTAAATGTAAAAGTTGTGATGGAGTCACTAAAGTACCAGTTAATATAGAAGAGGTTGAACTACATTATCCTGAAGGAAAAATAGAAAACACAATTCAGTTAACCGATACACTAGGTGTAACATTACGTTATCCTGATTCAGAAAATCTTGCTAAAGCAGATGATATGGAAGACTCAGGTGATAGATTTTTATTTCTAATTAAACATGGTATTCACACTATCTTTGATGAAGAAACTGTATATGATACAAACGATATTCAAGACAGTGAGTTAACTGAATTTGTTGAAAGTTTAACTTTAGAACAAGTTGATAAAATCAATAGGTTCTTTGAAAGTATGCCTACTATTCAAAAAGTAGTAGAATATAAATGTGACAGTTGTGGTACTGAGAACGAATCAATACTAAAAGGATTACAAAATTTTTTTTAGTAGCTCTTTCTCATGAAAATTTGGTTAATTATTACCAAACCAATTTTCAGTTAATGCAACATCACAAGTACTCATTGACTGAAATTGAGGATATGATGCCTTGGGAAAGAGAGATTTATATTGGTTTATTGCTTAACCATTTAGAGGAAGAAAAGGCAAGACAAAAACAGAGAAATAACAGTATGTAGTAAACTATGATTTCGTGAAGTGATTTTTTAATTTTTAATATAAGGATAAAAAATGGCTGAAGAAAAAGATAACAGTAGAAACGAAGTCGAAATTGATTTAGAAAAATATATGGCTCTCCTTGAGCAGTTGGACGAACAGGAAGACAAAATCAAGGAAATGCAAGAAGAGGCTAAGAAAGC